CTTTTATAAGGTTATAATTGGTGGAGATACAATAACTAAAATCATAAACGCGCGGGATCATTTAAGCCGTTATGATTATGATGGTGAGTTATTCGTGCCGATCGGGGTGTGGAATGTTGCGGCCAAGAAAACAGAAAACGGTAGGATTGTTGTAAGTAAGTGGGACGCTGAAATAACTGCACCAGCTATTAAGTGTTTATATTGGGAAGAAGAAAATTTATTAGATTATGGTGATGATTTATTTAAATTAAATTCTATACATTTGACTAAAAGGTTTTTAATAATGATAGAAGACGCAAAAAAATACCTAAATAGTGATGAAATAGAGTTAATTAGGGCTTGGGAAGCGCTTAAATAAAATTTTAGTAAATTTTTGTCTGAACGTAAACAAATGGGAAGACTTGGCGTTATTTTGGTAATATAGATATAGAGCCTAAATGTTTGGGGGTGCGTGGTTTCGACAGGGTATTATTAGCATAGAGCAGCAGGTAGTCTTTGGTTAACGACTTAAAAAGAACCAGAAAAATAATTGGCGAAGACCAAGTTTTTGTAGTTCTTAATAAAGAAGTACACTTTTTGGGTGAGCAAGCTACAGCTACCTTAAAAAGTCAAATTGTAGCAAAACCAGTTGTTTCTCTATCAACTATATAAAAAGAGATGCTCAAATATCGAGTTTGTTAGTTTATAGATATTTGAAAAGATAAAAATTGAACAAACCTGTAGAAGTTTTATGTATAATGTGTCTTGGACGGGAAGTTCGACCCTTCCCCACCTCCACAGGAGATAATGTGAGTATAACAATAGATGAACTTGAAGATGTATTGTCCTCTTATAAAATAACGAAATCAAATCAGAAATGTCAAGAATTAGAAAACAAATCTATACCGTTCATGTTAACCACTTTTAGAGAACTAATAAAAGATGAAATTCCACCCACACAACAAGAATTTATTAGTTTTTTTAAAAACAAGTATCCGGACCTTAAACATAAAGGAATAGTGTCAAGACTTAAAAGATCTTATTTATCGTATGTTCGGGAATATCATTTAGGATTTTTGCTTAAGGAACATTTTAAAAGAGTAGTTTATAACGAAAAGCTTGATCTTTTAGGGATTGATTATATTGTTTATTATAAAAAAAGAAAGTTTAACATTCATGCTTTTGTAGATACTAAGGGTGGAAGGTATTGGAGAGAGATAAAGAATGGAAGACATAAGTTTTATGGTGTACATTTGGACATGCCGATGGATTTAGATTCTGGTAAAAGAGTAGGTAAGATAATCCTATATGATGCTTCGCATATTTTAAAATTAAAGAATGAAATGGATAATATCATACGTACTCAGATAGATAAATTTAAGTCCTCAGATACATCTGAAAAAGCCGAAAATGATATTGATCTTATAAGATGATCATAAGATCAGATCAAGCCTAAAGATCTTTGATCATTTGATCATAAAATGAATGATGATATATTAAATAAACTTTACGAGAATAAAACTTTAGTCGAAGAGTTAATAAAGTTTTTTGAATCGAACGATATAAAACAACATAAACCAGATATAGTTTTCTCGGTCTTTGATCTGGTTGAGTGCGTGTGTAGCGTAGAAATTCTTATATATAATTATTTAAAGGAGATATGAAATGGAGTGCATTTTAGCAAAGAAAATTATCGGAGAGCATAAAAATATAAAAGATGAAAGGTATGCTACTACTTTCTTAAATTGTCCACTGTTTGATGGGAGGCAAATATGTCTTTGGTGCTGTTTACATATTCGTGATATAGCTGACCCTATTAGACGTGGTGATTATTCTTTAGCTCATCCAGACTATGAATCTACTGTTTCTGCAGATTCGCGTAGAGATTGGGATGAAATTTGGAGCATATGTGGGAAGTGTTCTAAATGACACGAGAACTCAATAAAATAATAAAAGATTTAAATAAAATAACTGAATTTACTGGAAATATTAGTTTTAATTTTGAAGAACAGGAACTGATTAGAAGAGTTTTTAAATCAATTTTTAAACAGATAGAAGGTTTTCGTGATATAGAAACAGCAAAAACAATTTTAAATAAAACGGAGTGGATAGATGGAAGTTAATCCAATTTTAATAACAGAAGCAGAACGTGTTTTATTAAGAGAGAAAAGAATTATAGTTTTGTCTGGAGAGATAGATGTTTGTTCTACATATAATTTTATTTGTGATATGACTATACTGTCAGATAGTAACGAACCAATAACAATAATTATAAGTTCAAACGGGGGAAGTGCTGAGTATGGAAACGGTTGTATAAGAGCTATAAGAGAGGCTCAAAAACGTGGGATAAAAGTTGTTGGATCTGTATATGGTCAAGCAATGTCTATGGCTTTCTTTATTTTGCAAGCTTGTGATGAACGAGTTATGGGAGAGTTAGATACAATTATGGCTCATGGATTAACATCAACAAGTGTTGGTGATATGCGTAATAGAGAAGCAGAAAATAAATTGCTTAAATTCTTTCAGGACGAGTATTCAACTCTATTAGCTAATAAAAGTAAACATAATGTAAACTGGTGGAGAAAATTATTGGCAGATAATACACCAAGATTTTTTACCAGTAAAGAAAGTATGAAATTAGGTTTGGTGGATAGGATAGATTAATGGTAGTACTAAAAGTAAAGAAATTAAACAATAAAGCAAAAATACCAAATATAGCTACGAAAGGATCGGCTTGTTTCGATATATCAACAATAGAAGATGTAATGATTTCTCGTGGTAGTCTTGTAAAAGTACATACTGGATTGGCTGTAGAGATACCAGAAGGATATTGTTTAGAGATATACCCTAGAAGTGGCATAGCAGGCAATGGAGTTATTATTCCAAACTCACCAGCAATTATAGATTCTGATTATCGTGGTGAGATAGTTATCAATATGTATGGATTATTTGTTGATCGTATTCTTGCGTTTGGTGTTGGTTCTAGGATAGCACAAGCTAAACTTGTTAAATTAGTTCCAACAACAGTAAAAGTAGTTAGTAAATTAGAAAGTACAGAAAGAGCTGATGGTGGATTTGGTTCAACAGGATTAAAATAAAAGGAAAGGAAAGAGATGGAAAATTATGAGGTTTATTTAGCGGGACGTATTGCTAATTTAAGTTATGAGGAGGCTGTAAGCAGTCGTGATGAGTTTATACACAAACTATCTAAAATAGATATAAAATGTAGAACACCAATGCGTGGAAAGCAGCACTTGTCTAAGTCTAATAATCTAACGGCTGAGGCTTTTAAAAATGGATTATCTGTTCAAGAGGTTATACAAAGAGATTTAAGCGATCTTGATGAGATTGACGCTATGATTCTTATTACCGGAGATTCTCCAAGTTGGGGCTCTGCAGGAGAATTTTATTATTGTACTTGGATAGTTAAAAAGCCGACTCTTGTTATTGCTGAAAATTATGTTGGTGGTTGGATGGAGCATTACGCTACTAGAATTGTTCCAACTTGCGATGATGCAGTTGAAGTATTAAAACATTGGAAAAAATACTGGAATCGGAAAGGTTCTGGAATATATGATACGAGGTAAAATAAAATGACATTGGTAGAACTTAGAGAATTAATTAAAGAATTATCTTTTGATGATAATGCTAAGATTGTTGTTCTTGTTGCTAAAGAAGACGACAATAAGTGGCACGTAGTAAAGTGTGATGACCAAGGCAGACTTGTCATTGCTCCGTAAAGCAGGTAAATTATGAGAGTAATAAAGAGAGATGGGAGGATTGTTAAATACAATCCTGATAAAATTATTAGTGCAATAACTAAAACAATGAAAGCCGTTAACGAGGTTGATGAGGCTTTAGCCAAAGATATATCAATCAAAGTAACCGACACGATAAACGGTGGCAAAGAAATTTCTGTTGAAGAAATACAAGATAAAGTAGAAGATTATCTAATAAAAATGGCTAGTTCAAGGTTGGCTAAAGCTTATATACTGTATAGAGCAGAAAGAGCACAAGTTAGAGGCTTTAGACAAGCTATGGGTATTGAGGACGACTTAAAACTTGGTGTGAATTCTTTATCTTTGTTAGAAAAGAGATATCTTAGAATAATAGACGGTAAAAAAGAAACACCATCACAAATGTTTCGTAGAGTGTCTAAAGCAGTGGCGGCTGCCGAAAAGAATTATGGTAATAATCCAGATTACTGGAGTAAAACATTCTATAATTTGATGGTAAATAGATATTTTTTACCTTCCACACCAGTTTTAGCTAATGCTGGTAGCGATGATAAGTTATGCTTGTTTGCTTGTTTCGGCTTTGAAATACAAGATAGTATGGATAATATTCTTCAGACTGCGAAGGATTCTGGCATGGTTCAAAAAGCCGGTGGTGGTGTCGGATTACATCTTTCTAAGCTTAGACCAAAGAACGATTCTGTTAGAACAACAAGTGGTGTAGCCAGCGGTCCAATTTCGTTTATGAGAATATTTGATGTTATTAGCGATGTTACTAAACAAGGTGGTATTAGGCGTGGTGGTAATCTTGGATTATTATCAATATCTCATCCAGATATAGAGGATTATATTCATTGTAAAACAGATGAACACACACTTAATAATTTTAATATATCTGTTGCTATAACGGATGAGTTTATGAGAGCTGTAAAGAGTGGAACTGGTTTTTATTTAGTTAATCCTAAAAGTGGTGAAAGAATAAAAAAGGTTGATGCTAGATCGCTTTTTAGAGTTATTGCTGAAGCTGCTTGGAGAAACGGTGAACCAGGTGTGGTATTTTGGGATAATTTACAAAAAGATAATCCTACACCTAGTCTTGGTGATGTTATAGTTAATTTGTGTTCTGAGCAACCTTTATTAGACAGTGAAGCTTGTTGTCTTGGTTCTATAAACCTTGAAAAGTTTGTAGACGATGGAAAAATAGTTTATAACTCTTTAAGAAAGGTAGTACAGCACTCTGTAAGATTTTTGGATAATGTTTTAGATGTTTCTAGTTATCCTTTAGAAAAAATAGAAAAAATGTGTCGTAGTAATAGAAAAATAGGTCTTGGGGTTATGGGTTTTGCTAATATGCTTATAAAGATGGAAATACCATATAATTCTGATGAAGCTGTTTCTATTGCTGAAGAAGTTATGGATTTTATAAATATTGAAGCAAGAAAAACTTCAGCTAAACTAGCAGAAGAAAGAGGAGATTTTCCTAACATAGAGAAGTCAGTAATAACTTCACCACAAAGAAACGCCACATTAACCACTATAGCACCAACAGGCAGTATTGGAATTATTGCTGAAACTTCTGGTGGGATAGAACCCTTGTTTGCTGTTGTTTTTAAAAGAACAAATATACTTGAAGGTAATACATTTTTTGAAGCGAATTCTTTGTTTGAAGAGATTGGTAAAAGGGAAGGCTGGTATAAACCTGAACTTATACAAAAAATAATAAAAAATGATGGAAAAGTGTTTGGATTAGCGGAGGTTCCAGAGAAGTGGCAGAAAATATTTACAACAGCTCTTGAAATTTCTCCAGACTGGCATGTTAAAATGCAAGCAGCTTTTCAGAGACATGTTGATAATTCTATATCTAAAACTGTTAATTTACCGTTTGAAGCTACTGTTGACGATGTAGAAAAGACAATAAAACTTGCTTATGATATGAATCTTAAAGGATTAACTGTATTTAGAAATAATAGCAGATCTTCTCAAGTACTTCAATGTATAGAGTGTGACGACGGTTCATGTCCTATACCAGAGGGTTAAAATGTTTGTGTGTAGTATTTGTGAAAAAGTAATTTCTTCTAGTTGGTATTGTTATGTTTGTTATGAGCAATATAAATCAGAAATATTAGCAAAAGAACCTTGGACTAGATTTTTACAAAACGAGGAAAAAAGAAGAAGACGTAGATTGAAGAAGTCTAATGAGTTTGAAATTAGTGATAGTGATTTTGTTAATATGAGAAAGATTGGTTGGGGAGAATATGGCGGGTAGAAAACCTAAGGGCTATGAATTAAATCAAAAATTAAGCACCTATTTAGAAACATATGAATTGGATGATTTAAATAGGGCCAATGACTTGGCTTCATTAAGGCAACTAGCTCAGTTTGAGATAATCATTGAGAACCTTCAAGCCGAGTTATCTAATATAAAGACTGCTGGTACAGACACTAAGATTGTTAAGGATTTAAGTACAGCCTTAAGAGATGCTGTGAATTCCTATACAAGTTTACAAGTAACTCTTGGTGTGGATAGAAAGAAACGTCATAGCGAAAGTGAAGAAAGTGTTATTAGTTATATTGATAAATTAAAAGATCAATCTAAGAAATTTTGGGAGTCGAGACTTAAAATATTGAAATGTGAAGATTGTAATCTCCCTTTAATGAAATACTATATATATGTATTAGAAAAAGGTGAACCAGGTTCTATGGAAGCTGAAAATACTCCTCCAGAACTTATTAAGTATAATCTGGAGGTTGAGTGTCCTCGTTGTGAAAAAATGGTGAGTTTAAATGAAGGAAAAGGTAGTTCTTGATGAAGGCGATTTAGCAGTACTTGATATGATAGAAGATCCTGTGGTCTTTGGGGAGTTTGTTAGAAGCACTGATGAAGAAATAGAAGATGGTGGTAGTTGGAAATTTAACAACTATCAAAAACTGATGATTCTTGATGAGTCATCATATATTAGTGTATGTACTGGACGAACAACCGGAAAAACTGTTTCATTAGAAACTAAAATAGTTCACACTGCAGTAAGTAATAAATATAGAAAAGCAAGTGCTAATGAAGTTGTTTTAGTTGTACAAAACAAAGCTCAGTTATCTCCTGTGTTTTTGCGACTGACACAGTTTTTTAGACGTCATCCTTTGTTAAAGCACTTTGTTGATAGATATAGTATAAACTTTTCTGAGTATTTAATTAAACTTCTTAACGGTGCTACAATACGATGTAGAATTGTTGGATCTTCTGCGGACAGTAATATAATTGGTCTTCATAATCCATGTATACTTGTTGATGAGGCTCAAGTCTTTAATTATGTTGCCTGGAACAGCTTGGGCCAGTGTTTAACTCAGTGGGATGAAGGATTTCAAATGTGGATTAGTGGTGTACCAAATGGTTTAAGAGAAAAGAATATTCTTTATGAAGCTGATCAATTAGATGAAAAATGGTCAAGGTATAATGTTTCTAGAACACAGAGTCCACGTTATACTGAAGAACAACATAAATCTGATTTAAAACAATATGGTGGTGAGGAAGGTGATGATTATATTCATCTTGTTTTAGGCCAACATGGTTTACCTGCCTTCTCTGTTTTTGATCGTAAGCTTATGAAGATAGAAAGTTATGATGTTGTTTTAGGTATGCTTAATAATCTTACATTAGAACACGCTGGTGGCAGATTTTATGAAGTTTTAAAAGCCCCAGATATGATTGGTATTAAAGCTGATTTATTGGCGTGTTATTCGTCTGATACCGAAGTTCTTACTAATTCTGGTTGGAAGCTTTTTAAAGATTTGTCTGTGGATGATAAAATAGCTACTCTTAATCATAATAAACTTGAATATCAATTACCAACTAATTATATATCTTATGATTATTCTGGCAAAATGTGTAATGTGGATAGTAGATTTATAGATTTGTTAGTTACCCCAAATCACAAGCTTTATGTTTCACACAAAAATAAAGGTAGTTATTTAAATAAAAAGTATGAATTAGTTAATGCTGAGAATGTTTTTGATAAATCCTTAAGGTTTAAAAATACTTGTTGTTTTGATGGTAACAGTTTGTATCAATGGAGTGTACCTGGTTATACTGTTAAGTATGTTAATCGTTGGGGATCTGAGAATATAGTCAAGCTAGATTCGTTAATATTAGATACAATAGATTTTATTGAGTTTATGGGATATTTTATTTCTGAAGGATCTTTAGGCAGAGGCAAAGTAGTTATATCTCAAAGTAAAAGTAAAAATATCAACAATTATGATAAAATAGAGAGTTGTATTAAGCGCTTATCGTTTAAATATTCCAATAATGAAAACGGATTTTGTATTTATAATACTCAGTTATCTAGATACTTAGAGTCTTTTGGCATGGTAGATTCTTATCATAAATATATACCAAGAGAAATGCTTGATTTATCTGTAGATTTACTTAAAGTTTTGTTTGATGCTTTAATGTTAGGTGATGGTTATTCTAGAGACAATACATATTCAACAACTTCAAAGCTGTTGTCTGATAATTTTCAAGAACTTATTATACGTTTAGGTTATTCTGGTAGTATTTCTATTAGAAACAATGTTGGTAAGTGTAGACGATTAAAGGCTGGCAGAGATATTATGACTAAGGGTTTAACATATATAGTTAATTTTCAAACAAAATATCTTGATCCCCAGCTTAATACACGAGGTGTAAATCACACGTCTTGGGTTGATTATAATGATACTGTGTATTGTGTAGATGTACCTAATCATATTATTTTGGTTAGGCGTAATGGTAAACCGGTGTGGTGTGGCAATTGCGCCGTGGACGCTGGTTTTAGTAATGATCCAACTATAATAACAATCTTATATCGTCAAGAAAATTTGTGGAGAATATTTCTTAGGTATGAACTTAGAAGAATAAAATATCCTATGCAAGCTAAAATAATTAATTGGCTTGATAATATTTATGGTTTTAACATGATAACACTCGACGCTGGTAGTAGTGGTTTAGCTTTAGGTCAAATGTTACAAGACTTGGATGAGTTTAAAGATAAAGATTACCAAAAGAGGCTTACTTTGGTAGATTTTCAAGGTGGTGTCGTTACAGGTTATACTGACGATGGTAAAGAGACTAAAGATAGGGTTAGAAAATTTACAATTCAAACGCTTCAAAAGTGGAGTCAAAACGATCAAATAATTGTTTTTTCGGATAAAGATGATGAGATGTTATCAGAATTGGAACGTGTCGGGTTTACTAGAGATATGTTAGGACAACCTAAATTTTTTGTGTACTCTCCTATGGGTGGTCAAAGAGGGGATGACCATATTTTAGCTTCGTTGCTTACTTGGGTATATGGTTATTATTATGAATACTATTCACCAGAAAAGCCAAAAACTAAGGGAAAATATGGTGATCTAGCTAAGGGAGGCTGGAACGCGAGGTAATAAATGGAACAAAAAGAAAATTTAAAATTAGCGAAGTCGTCTGTTAATCTTCTTAACGATTCGTCACAAACAGGATTGATTTTTGGTAGTTCTGTTGATAAGATGGAATTACCTAAAGATTATAAAAAACTTATAAAAATGTGTAGGTTTTTTTATAAACACGATCCTATTGCCGGAACGGTCATTAATAAGATGGTAGATTTTGCTGTTTCTCCTATGATGAATCAGCAGGATAAGTGTTCGGATGAGGAGTTTGCTGTTTTTGAGGCTCTTCACAGTATGTTGGAAGAGTTCTATAAAAACGTATGTCTTGAATATTTGTTGTCTGGTTTGGTTGTTCCTCATTATGAGTGGTCAAAAGTAAGTGGTGCAGATCTAACACCTCTGTTGAATTCAAGACGCAGAGTTTCAGTGCCAGATAATATTTGGTTTAGAGATCCTTCTACAATTACAATTAAGGCATCTCCAATACCAAATAGGAAAGATTATTATGTTCAAGTGAGTGCCGAAACAATACAATTTATTAAGAGCAAAGGTAAAAGACCTGATGGAACTATAGACATAGAAACTTATAATGCATTAGTTGAGAATTACCCAGAATTTGTTAAGGCTATACAAAATCAAAAAGGACTTAGAGCTGAAATACGACTTGAAGACATAAGACCAATATTATCTAAATGTTTACCAGAAGATCCTTATCCAATTCCTTATATGACAAATGCTTTAGAGTCGTTAATGCATAAAAGAAACATTAGAAAAATGGATTATTCTGTTGCGGCTAGAGTTATTGCGGCAATACAACTTATTAAACTTGGTAGTGATGAATTTCCAGTTACAGATGAAGATGACTTTGAACACATAAAAGAACAAATGAATTATAGAACTTCCCACGGTCAAGCAGAGAAGGTTTTTCAGTTGTTTGCTAATCATACATTAAGTATTGAGTGGGTTGCTCCTGATACTTCTGCTATGTTAAGCAGAGAGAAGTATAGTTCTGTGGAAGATGATATTATTGCTGGGTTTGGATTTCCAAGAACATTAATTACTGGTGAAACATTAAGATCAAATGTTGAAGGTGGTTCTGATATGGCTACATTTTCTCCAATAGCAACATTAGAAGCTATAAGAACAAAGTTATTGGCGTGGACAGTTGATTTGTATGAAGAAGTAAAAGAAAATAATAGTTTTATTAAAAATATCCCTGTTCCTTCGTTTGAACCTATGAAGCTTTATAGTTTGAAGGATCTTAATGATATTACTAAAGATCTTTATAAAGAAGGATCACTTTCTAGAAAGACTAGATTACAATTACAAGGAATTAATCAACTCACTGAGATGGAAAGAATTAAGAAGGAAGATAAAGCTTATAAAGAAAATAATATTCGTGAAGCACCTTTTGTACCGTTTTCGTCACCTATTGGTGGTAAGGATCAAATTAGAGGAAAGGAAGAGGTTAGAGTTGAAGAAAAAGAAAACTCTGATGAGTAATGAAGATATAGCACAAGAGCTTTATCGTGTGGTATCAGAAGAAGCTGCGGCATTGATTGACCTTTCTATATATGTTTATAGATTTGTAGATATTGTTAAGTTGGTTGTAAGGAAATGTAACAGCGGTAATAATATATTTTTTTCTGGTATGGGTAAGTGTTCTTTTGTTGCTGATAAACTTTCTTGTACTTTTTCTTCTTTGTGTATACCAAGTTTTGTTTTAGATTGTGGAAATGCTTTACATGGTGATGTTGGAAAGGTTAGGTTAGGAGATTTAGTATTTATCTTATCTAAGTCTGGGGAAACAGAAGAAACAGTTTGTTTAGCTAAAACCATGTCTAGTTTTGATGTATTTACTGTTGCAATTACTTGTAATAAAGACTCTACTTTAAGTAGTTTGTGTGATTATAGTGTTGTTGTTAACTTGAAGTCAGAAGCTTGTTATCTTGGACTTGCACCAACAACTAGTAGTACTTGTATGTTGGCTGTCGGTGATGCTATTGGTGTGGCAGCTTCAAAATGTTTAGGTATTACCAAGGATGATTTTAGTAAAAATCATATAAGAGGAGTGTTGTGCAAGTGACTGTTCCCGTAGTAATTTTAACTTATAATAGACCAGATTTTTTGTCTAAGGTATTAGCAGAACATAATAGAGTTAATACTCCTAAACCGATATTTATTTTTGATGATGGATCTGCTGATGTTTCTATTATTAAAAGTTTAACAAGTAATCCAGATTATGTGTGTATTCAAACGAGACATTTAAACTACAGAAATCAGTTTTGTGAAATTGGTAATCTTTTTAATAAGCTTGGTTATAAGTATTTTATGTTTACAGAAGATGATGCTAGTTTTTCTATAAACTGGTATCAGTGGGCAATGTGTTCTCTTGATAAGTTGGAAACTATGTACGATGTTGGTGCTTTTTCTTTGTATAGTGGACACAACAAACCAAACGGCAAAAAAGTTCTTCCTTATGTATACAAGCATGTTGATGATCATTTTTATGGTACATGTGGAATAATAGTAAACACTAAATATATTGAAGGTATAAAAGAGATTATGTTTAGTGACAATTCTTGTAAGAATCCAGATGTTGCAATAAGAAAAATGAGCATCAATAAAAATTTAAATTTGTTTGTAACATTTCCTAACATTGTTCAACATGAAGGTGTTGGAAAGAGTTTGGTTTTAGCTCCACAACATCATTCTGAAACATTTTTAGGTAATAATAGAGATGCTATGAAGGAACTTTTATGAGGATAATTATTTTAGCTGCTGGAGAAGGTTCTAGACTTGGTGGACTTACTAAAAATATACCAAAATGCTTATTAAGTTTTGGTGGTAAACCAGCAATACTACATCTGCTTGAAAAATTACCAGAGGCTGATGAAATCTGCGTATGTATAAGTCCAGATTTTAGAGGTGAGTTGTTAAGAAACTATTTAACTAGTGTTAAATATAAGTTTAGATTTGTAGTACAAGAAAAACCAGTCGGTACAGCAGACGCTGTAAAACTTTGTTTTGAGCAAGAAGACGATGTGTTAATTAGTTGGTCTGATATAATACCTGTTAATACAACATCAAAACCTTCTAATTCTTCTATTTTTACTACAGAGGATTTTTTGTGCAGATATAGATTTGATGGGCATAATATAGAATCTGCCGATGGTAATATTATTGGAATGTTTTTTATATCTAAAAGTGATTTTGGTGCTATAAATGATAAGTTATTGAATTCTTCTAATGAAGATTTTGTTGATGTGTTACAAAGTAGCGGCATAAAGTTTTCTAATGTTCCAATAGAGTGTTTTGATTTTGGTACTGAAAAAACTCTTAAACAAACTAAAAATACTCTTAATACTAGTGCTTATGCTTCTATTTCTGTAGAGGGTGATGTTGTTAGTAAAAAATATAATGATTTATCTGGAGAGTTATTTTCTAAGGAGTCTACTTGGTATAATTATTCACCAGATTCTGTTAAGAGGTTTATACCAAATATATTGAATATAAATGAATCAGATAAAACTATATATATGGATCGTGTTGATGATGATGACATAATGTATGATTATAGTATGAAAGATTTTTTGGCGAGAGCAGTATATGTTTTAGATGAATATTTTCATTCTAATAAATATCCAGTACACGAAGAATCTTTAATTCAGGAGTATATAACAGAACCTCTTAATAGATGTAAATTTGTTTATGATGTTGTTCCCAGACTTTCTAGTAAAGAGTTGTTTATAAATGGTAAAAGTTATATTAATCCTCATTATTTGCTTCAAAGTAGGTCGGATGATATAGTTGGTAAACTTATTCCAAAAAGTTTTTCTTTTATTCACGGTGACCCGACGTTACAAAATATAATGTGTAATAATGGAGAACCTATTTTTATAGACCCAAAAGCTAAGTTTGGTAATATTTGGTTGTACGGAGATCATAAATATGATTTTGCCAAGCTGTATTATTCTTTAATCGGAAACTACGATAAATTTAATTGTGGTGAGTATTCTTTATCTGTTGGTGAGGAATTTATTTATAGTATTGAGAAACCAAAGTTTGGTGCTTTAGATAGTTGGTTTTTATCTTATCTTAACAACAAGATTGGTGTGCAACCTGGTGATATAAAACTTATACATGCTATTATTTGGTTAAGAGTTACAGGTTATGTATTACCAAAGAGTATTGAACAAGCTATAGTGGCTTTTCTTAATGCCGCAATTTTGTTAAATAATAGTTTGGTGGTTAAATGATAAAATATTTTATTACGGATTGTGATGGTGTTCTTACTGATGGTAAGTATTATTATTCATCTGAAGGAAAACAATTAGTTACTTTTCATGCTAATGATTCGGTAGCTTTTAATGAATTAAAAAACTTAGGCGTGGAAATAACAATGATAAGTTCTGGTAATTATCAAAATATAAACAAGAAACGAGCTAACGATTTAGGTGTAAATTTTGCATATGCTCCTTTTGGCAAAAAAATGGATGTTGTGCTATCTTTAGGTGTAGATCTAGAATATATGTGTTATGTTGGTGACTGTTACGATGATATTGATTTGTTAGAGCAATCTAAAATAAGTTTTACACCAAACAATGCATTACATGAAATTAAAAGCAAGGCTAAAATTGTTACTAATAGGTG